CCATCCCCTCCGATGGCACCCAGCTTCTGGATGTCATTCGGAACATGGGCTCGGATGGCCTGACACCTGGGCGCTCTATCCGCCGAACCGATAGACAGAACATCGACGACCATGACCTGTACTGGCATTCAGCCACACAGAGCGCTGAGATCAGCCAGTTCACATACGACGACCGCACGCCCAAGAATTTCTTTGTCACACCTCCTGCAATCGCAGGGACGAAGATCATGGGCTCATACGCGGCAATCCCCGCTGCAATTACGGCGACCACCGACAATCTGGACATCGCGCTTGAATATCTCGACGCCGTGGTGAACTACGCCTGCTTCCGCGCCAAGAGCAAAGACAGCGAGTATGCCAATGCCGCCGAGGCCGCTGCCTTCTATGGCGCATTCAATGACGCACTAGGCCAGACACAGCAGGGGCAAAGCGCCAACTCACCAAACCAACCCGGCAATAGTGTCTAGAGTAACATGACAACATTGACACAATCTCAAGCCAAGGAGCTTTTTGATTACCGAGACGGCGATATCTATTGGCGCGTTAGGACTTCGAACAATACTAAAATGGGGCAGCCTGCTGGATACAAGAAAAAAACAGGCTATCTGGCAATCTCGGTCAATGACCGTCAATGCCTTGCTCATAGACTTGTTTGGATATGGCATTACGGCGACGTTCCTGACGAAATAGATCACATTAACGGCGTGAGAAATGACAACCGCATTGAAAATCTGCGACCAGCTACCCCCTTGGAAAACCAATGGAACAGTGCAAAGCCAGTAACAAATACAACCGGCTTTAAGGGCGTTTGTTGGAATAAGAAAGTTGGCAAGTACATGGCACAAATACGGATCAACGGCCGCCAAACCTACCTTGGGCTATTCTCCGATCCAGCAGCAGCACATGAAGCCTACATTGCCGCGGCCAATAAGAACTTTGGCGAATTTGCGAGAGCATCATGAGCACGCTTGATTCATTCCTGCCTGAAGTTCGGCCTTGGGCACCGGGCGTACCGGACACCACCGCATTCAAGGCGCTGCGCAGTGCAGCCATTGAGTTTTGCGAGCGCACCAAGCTCTGGAAGTACGAGAGCACTACGGCTGTACTAGCTGCAAACCCAGCAACAAGCACCATCGTGACGCCTGCAGGCTCTGCCGTTCAAGACATTGAAGTGGCGCTATTCGATGGCAATGAACTGACGCCAAAGGGCACGCGCGACCTCGACGACATTCTGCCGGGCTGGCGCACTGGTGACGTTGGCACTGGACTGCCTCAGTACATCACCCAGATTCAGCAGGACACACTGACGCTTGCGCCAGCACCATACGCCGACGGCTCCCTGTACCTATGCCTGCGCCTGAAGCCTAGCCAGTCCACGCTTACGCTGCCTGATTTCCTTGCCAACTACGCAGAGTGCATCGGATGGGGCGCGCTGGGCCGACTATTGACCGTTCCTGGGCAGTCCTACAGCAACCCTGAATTGGCCACGTACTACACCACCAGGTTCATGTCGAAGCTGGATGCCTTGTCGATCAAGAGCACAGTTGGCCAGCAGAACGCACGCAAGCGCACCAAACCCTCTTTTTATTGAACTGAGACGACCACATGACCAGACTGATGCAATTCGCCAACAATGCCACATCCAGGCTGGCCGCTACGCTGTCTGCAGTCGGGACTACTGTTACCGTAATCCCAGGCGATGGAGCAAAGTTTCCAACCTTGACTGCAGGCCAGTATTTCATGGCCACGCTCATCAAAGCCGATGGCAGCAAGGAAGTGGTCAAGGTCACAGCCCGCGCCAGCGACACTTTGACAGTTGTGCGTGCAGCAGAGGCCGTTGGCGGTATTCAGACTGCCTACTCATTCAATGCAGCGGACCGCATCGACCTGCGCCTTACGGCTGGCGAACTGGCCAGCGAGCTTGACCGACTCGACCGCCATGCACTTACTGGCGTGCTGAACAAGTCAGCCAACTACACCGCGGTAGAGGCCGACGCATCAAACCTAATCCGCGTTGACTCAACGGCTGCAGCTTGCACTATTACGCTGCCACAAATCAGCACGCTGACCGAAGACTTCATCATCGCCGTGTCCAAAGTGAGCGGTGATAACAATGCAGTCTACATTGCTGGATCTGGCGGCAACACCATCAACGGAGCAACGCCATACGCTCTAGTATCGCAATGGCAGGGCGCATGGCTGGTGGCTGACCGATCCACCAACACATGGACGGCTGTTAGTTCTGGTGTTGGCTCCAGCTTTGTCTTTGTTGACAAGTTCACTGGCACGGGCGCGCAGACTGCATTCACGCTGACTGCAGGCGTTTACAGCTCAAACCAGGTTGAAGTGACGATCTCAGGCGTAACCCAAAACCCAGGTATCGACTACACGGCGACTGGCACCACGCTGACATTCACCACAGCACCACCAAACACAACCGTGATCTTGGCGCGCTACACGCAGTCTGCGCCACAAGTGACAACGGGCACATGCACCATTGAACGCCAAGTGGCAACGCTGGGGCAAACAGGCTTTGCGCTGGCCAATGGCTACATCCCCGGCTCCAACACCATGCAGGTGTTTGTGAACGGACTGCTGCTGTCTCTTGGCATTGACTACACCGAGACTGGAACAAACGCCGTTGCATTTACATCCGGCCTATCCGCTGGTGACGAAGTTCAGTTTGTCGTGTACGGGAAAACTGTATCAGCAGCCGATTCTGCAAATGTTGGGTACCTACCCGCTGGTACTGGTGCGGTTGCTACTACGGTGCAGAGTAAGTTGCATGAATTCCCAAGCATTGATGACTATCCAGGCGCGGACGATGGGGCAAAACTGACGGCTGCACTTGCTGAAAATCCCGCAGTAAGAATACCTTCTGGTGCTCGTACATCATCGACAACTGTAAGCATTGGTGCGAACCAAAAAGTTTTTGCAGACCAGCCAGGCTCAACTTCGTGGACGGTTACAACTGACAACCAAGCATTCGTATTAAATGGCGCATACTCAGAATTGCACGATTTGTATGTGACAAAAACAGGCTCACACACTAAAAACCTAATTGAAGTTGGTACGACTTTGATTAAAGCTGATCGTGCCGTTCTGTCTGGTGTCCGTGCAGTGGGCGCAGGCAACGACGGGATTCAGGTAATCAACGGCAACCTCGGTACCTTGCGCGATATTCAAAGCGTCAGTAACGGGCGTGATGGGTTGAACTTCACCACAGACACAGCGGATAACAACGCTTGGACATTTGAAGGCCACATAGATTTAGGTAGCAATATACGTGACGGATTAAATCTTGCCGGCAACACTTCAGTCAGCAATGCCAATAACTCTCGCTCGCATGTGGGAACTTATGTTACGTGCCAATCCAACGGGCGATACGGTGCTTACATTGGTTCACGCTCCAACATTTTTGCGCTGTACCTGGAAAGCAATGTAACCAAAGACCTGTACTTTGATACTTACGCTTGGGGCAATCAGATAATGATAACTCAGGTGTCGGGGTTCACAGCCATTACGGAAGTTACTCCCGGTGTGAATGAGATTCGCACAAACTCCATGAATGCGGATTATGTTGGTGGGTTCTGGAACAAGTTGGCACTATCTGGGCGCGCTGGAAAAGGCCTGATTGTTTACAACGATGACGGCACAGCCGGAACATTGGCACTTGAAAAGACTGGTGCGCGTACATTTAAACTTGCGGGTGGTGGTAGCGGTGCTGACTTCACCACATCATTTACGAACGACAACGCATCGTTTGCTCATTCGGTGCTCGTACAAGGTGCAGTAGCACCAACAACCGACAATGCGCGCGGCAACGGCACTTCGTCTGCGCGTTGGAACAATACTTATAGTGCCAACTTTCGTCCAGGAAACGGCTCACCCACTTGGACCAGCGGGTCAGGAACACCAGAAGGCGTGTTGTCGGCGGCTGTTGGGAGTCTTTACACTCGCATAGATGGCGGGGCATCCACCACGCTCTACGTCAAAGAGTCTGGCGCAGGGACGACTGGATGGAGGGCTGTTTAGTTTGAAGTCTCAAGCTAATCAAAACTATATGTACCAACTAACCTTCTTTGTAAAATCCCTCCCGCCTAACGTAGGTGGGAGTGCCAATGGCCCTTCATTCGCATAGCAGAGAAATACTAACCCATAGCCACCACCTTCCAACTCCTTAAATCCCGCATCATCACCTAACAACCTAACCAACTCCTGAGATATGAACCCATACAGCCGACGCAGCACCGATAACAGGGTAGGTGATATTGAAGCCCTGATCTCCAGTGAAAACGACCCAAAGCAACGGGCGTTTCTCATTATCCTGAACAGCATCAACGCTTCAATGGTGGCCAACACCGAGGCCACGCGCGAAGTAGCTGACAAGCTGGATGATCACCTAACTGCCTTTGAAGCGAAGGCCGAAGCGGATGCCCAGCTACTCAACCAAGGCCGCGGTGCATGGCGCGTGCTAGCATGGGCGCTTGGGACGGCACAGGTCGCCTTGCTGGGTGTTGCCGGGTATGTGTTCTCGGACTTGCAAAAAATCCATTCAGAGATTCAGCAAATCACACTGACTGAAGCCCGCCTTGAAACGCGGATCAACTCGCTTGAGCGCAAATAACACTGGGGATACAAATGAGCAAAGCACTTAAAAACAAGATCAAGCTGAATGACTTTGTTAGCGTTAAAGACTTTGGCGCTGTTGGAGATTACTATTTAGCAGACGGGTCTATAAACCCATCTCCCACAAACAATACTCCGTTTATTCAGGCTGCTATCGACGCAGTTTCAGCGGGAGCTACGCTGGAATTTGATATTGGCAGGGGTTACTACCTCCAGTCGGGGCTGTCATGTAATAAATGGCTGACACTTTGTGGTCGTGGTATGTCCAACTCTGTTTATACGAGTGCGGTACTGGTTTGTGCCGCTGGAATTACAGGGCTATCTGTCAATACGGAAACCTTTGCAATGAATAAGGTGTCCTTAATTTGTACAAGCTCAGCCAATGTTAATAGCGTTGGACTCAACATTAAACAAATAGCTGGCGCTACCATTCGACCAATCTACGACATTCGTTTTACTGAGGTATGGTTCTCAAACTTCGGTAAAGTTGCAATGAACTGCCCAACATCGATGTACGGCGGAATTTTGGATAAGTGCACGTTTGAGGGTAACGCTAAAGCTCTTTCAATAAACTATGATGAAGTTGTTTCGGTTGATTCTGCTACATCATTTAACAAGATCGTCAACAGCGTGTTTTTTAATAACGCGATCGACATTGAAATAAAGTCGTCTGCTGCATCGTTAGGCGCATCAACTAATTTTGCCAACATAATCGCAAACAACAACTTCATAAACACGGTTGTAACTAATACAGGAACGAACTGTGTTGTACTTAATGGCTCACTGAACGGCACCGTTATCGAAGGGAATTCCTTCGCGAATTGCCCAGCAACCGCAATCAGCGTCACAGGAACCATCGGCACGGTTATTTCTAACAACTCGATCAATCGGTCCGGAAAACAGGGCATCGCCATCACTAATGCTGCTGGGTTTGTTGCAAGTGGAAATACAGTCAACTTTACAAACGCCAACTTTGACACGCACGCACAACAGCATAGTGCGTTTGAAATTGTTGGCTCGACCGGAAAAGCTAGCTGTAATGTTGTCGCCATTGACAACCCGGTTGAACTTAAAAACCAGTATGGGTTCTATGTTGATTCCAGTACTATTGATTTGGGTGATATTTCTCAGATTAACGGGGTAGCTGGTGAGTACCTATCCACCAATGGGGCACAAGTAACTTTTACAAAAAGCGGCTCATTCATTCCCGCGGTCGTTGGCTCTGCTACGCCAGGTGCTCAAACGTACACAGCGCAAGAGGGCCGATATTCGGTTAGTGGTAATGTTGTAACGGTATCTATTCTTGTATCTGGCACCAAGGACGCAGCCGCTTCTGGTGACTTGAGAATACAAGGATTGCCAGTGCTTAACGCCACGGGTAGAAGGGCAACAAATACTAGCTACATGCTTAATTTAGTACCTGCTGCCAACTCGCTGACTCAAAGCACAACGCTGCAACTTGTTGGGGAAAAACTTGGACACGTTGATTACATCAGGGTGATTGAATACGGATCGGCAACATTTAATTTGCTTCCAATGTCGTCATTACAGACTTCATTTTCACTAACGGTGACAGGTTCATACTGTATATGACCAACAAAACACTTTTCCAACTAATAGCCCTCGGACTCTTCACTTTCTGGTCAACTTTTGGAGCACTTGCATGGCTTTTATTTTCCAACTTCTAAAAAGCAAAACGATAGTATTCTCTATCTTACTCGCCATCTTGCCACTGTTCGCGCAGTACATCGGTGCGTTTAACCTCACACCGATACAGCAAATGATTGCCATGCAAGTGATTGCTGCTATCGTTGCTGTGCTGCGCGTCATTACGACACAGCCAATTTCTGACAAGTAAATAACTAAAGGGCATATATGCCATTGACAAAAATACCCGCCTCAATGGCTGATGCTGACATGGCTACACAGGCCGAACTTGATGCTGTATCTACCGTGGCCTCAAACGCAGCAATTGCTGCCGCTGCAGCCAGTGCCAAGCAGGCTGGTGACATTGTGCAGATTGTGCATTTTCAGACTGGAGCCAAGCTGAGTGGTGCGGTCACTCTGCCGCAGGATGACACCATCCCGCAAATTACAGAGGGGTATGAATTTCTTTCGCAGGTGTTCACACCAACCAATGCAGCCAACAGTTTGCTGATCGACGTGTGCTTGAACGTGACGTGCAATGCCGCTAACACGGCGGGGATTGCCCTGTTCCAGAATGGCGTGTCCAATGCTCTAGCTGCAATCGCTCAGTACATTGGCTCCACCAATGCGCAGAACCCAGCTAACATGCGTCACCAAATGACAGCCGGAACAACATCACCGATTACGTTTTCAGTGCGTGCAGGCACCGGCGATAGCTCGACACTTCACGTCAATGGCCTTGTTGCAAACCGTCTGTATGGTGGTGTCGTAAGCTCACACATCACAATCACAGAAATCAAGGCCTAAGCGATATGGCAAAACTCAGACTGGCCCAGTTCTCTGGAGAGATACCCAGGCTTATCCCACGCCTTCTGCCAGAAACTGGGTCGCAGCACGCCGAAAACATCCGGCTTGACGACGGTGGCCTGAAGCCAGTTCGCAAGGCCAGGGTCGAGCATACCTTCACCGGGCTTTCAAGCATTCAGACCATCTACAAGTGGGGCGAGACATGGCTGGCGTGGGAGAGCGTCGTCAACGCCGTGCCCGGACCAGTCGCCACTGACCGCCTGTACTACACCGGCGATGGCGCGCCTAAGATGCGCGTGGGCTCAACGGTTTACGATCTTGCAGTACCATACCCTACCGTTGCTTTGAGCGCTGCGGTGTCTGGCGTTGGCTCTGGCGACGTGACAACACGGCTCTACGTCTACACATGGGTGACGAGCTTTGGCGAAGAGAGTGAGCCATGCCCGGTAACTGCCGATGTAAGCTGGCAAGCTGGGCAGACGGTAACGCTGTCCGGGTTTGCTGCAACGCCTGCAGGCCGAGGCATTACACTTCAGCGCATCTACCGGTCTCAGTCTTCCAGCCAGTCTGGAACAGACCTATTCCTGATTGAAGAGCGCGCGGCATCGGTGTCCGACTACGTTGACACGCATAGCCCAGAAGACTTCAGCGAAGTCCTTCCATCGCGCGACTGGAATCAGCCGCCTTCCGACTTGTCTGGCCTGATCGCCATGCCAAACGGCATGATGGTTGGATTTTCCGGCAAGCAGCTTTGCTTTTGCGAGCCATACAAGCCACACGCATGGCCGGAAAAGTATCGCCTAACCGCTGCTTTCAACATAGTCGGGCTCGGCTCATATGGCACTACCGTTGTTGCTGGCACGCAGGGCTACCCCTATGTGGCTGGTGGCAATTCCCCCAGTTCAATGGTGGAAGAAAAGATCGAGGTCAACCTTCCGTGCGTCAATGGGCGCGGCGTGGTGGACTTGGGCTACTCAGTCGCATACCCGTCCAACGATGGCTTGGTGGTGGTGAGCAATGGCAGCGCCACAGTGGCAACCGACTTGCTCTACACCCGGCCAAAATGGCAGAAGCTATCCCCCGCCACTCTGATAGCCGGCCAGTTTTCAGGCAGGTACTTTGCCAGCTTCACCTATGTTGAGGCCGACGGCTCCATAACCATGGGCACGCGCATCATCGACATGACGGGCCAGCAGCCATTCGTTTTGCGCGCAAGCGTTACACCGCAGGCATTCTGCTACGACCTGCCGACGGGCAAACTGTTCTACCTGGTGGGCGATACCGTCTACGAGTGGGATGCGCTTGGCGAGGTCAACGAGGTGATGACGTGGACATCCAAACGCATCATCTTGGAGCGCCCCGCCAGTTTTGGCGCAATCTTGGTAGAAAGCGGCGACCTTCTTACAGTGGAAGACCAAGCCGCGCAGAATGCAGCCATAGCAGAAATCAACGCCTACAACGCTGCAATCTTTGCCAACGACATGGAGGCAGAGATCAATGGCGAGGCCATGAACGAGTTTGCTATTATGGGCGATGGGACATTGCCATTGCCAAGCGCAAAATACATCTCAGTGCGCGTTTACGCCGATGGCAAACTCATCCGCACCGTGACAACTTTGGACAAGGTGAACCGCATCAAGTCGGTTTTGGCGAAGGAGTGGGAAGTTCAAGTCAATGGCACTGCCGAGGTTGACCAGATCACTATGGCCACAACCGTCAGAGAGTTGAACGAGGTTTAACATGGCACGCGGCGATTCACTCCAGCGCACAGCAGAGCCACTCAGCAGGGATTTGCAGCGCATCCGCGAAAGCATCGAGAAGCTGACCGGCGAGCGCGGCGACGCGACTAAGAGCCAGTCAGCCGTGCGCCGCTCTGAATTGCGCGTGCTTGCCAGCCTGAGCCTGCAGTCCAAACAAGTCACAGCAGCACCAACACAGGCTGATTTCAACGCCTTGCAGTCAGACGTGGACAACATATTCAAGACCCTACAGCGAATCTCAAACATTCTTGGCAACGCAACACTGCCCAAGGCGTAAAATACACGGCTATGTCACCCCCCCTCTACAACATGGAAGAACAGCACCTGCCATGGGCACAGGAAAGGATTGGCGTCACATTCAGGTCTGATGCTAAAACGATAGGCATGGAGCGCGATGGCGAGATTGTGGCTGTGGTTGTGTTTGATTCATTCAGCGAGTGCGACGTGTGCATGCACATTGCGTCAGACGGCACCCGTGCGTGGATGAACAAGGCCTTGCTGGTACATGCGTTTGTTTATCCGATGGTGCAACTTGGGCTCAAGCGCGTTACCGGGCTAGTACCATCCAAAAACCAGGCAGCACTTGATTTTGACGAGCATCTTGGGTTTGTACGAGAAGGCTACCACCCGTTGGCTGGGCCAAATGGAGATGACTTAATATCACTTGGGATGTTGAGAAAAAATTGCAGATTCATTCCAAAGGAGTTTCGGTCATGAAAAATGGACAGGTTACGAATTTTCTCATTGTGAACCACGTCAGCGGAACGGTTGATCGTCAATATCTTAATGGCAGGGTTTATCGCGATATTGGCTCCCATTCTGGCAAGGGAGCAAGGCAAATTTGCTTTGGAGGGAAAGTCATCCTGCTTCACCGGTTCATTTACTTGGATTTTCATGGACCTATTGCTCCGTGGATGCAAATCGACCACATACACGGGAAAAGTGCGGGCAATGGCATCGGAAATCTTCGATGGACAACCTCCGCCGGAAACTCACGAAACCAGCGTAAGGCGCACAAGGACGGTAGTTCTGGACTGCTTGGTGTTAACCACGCAAAAAATTGCGGGCAGAACCCATGGAGAGCAAAAATCACCGTGAATGGTCGCCAGAAAAACCTTGGCAATTACAAGACCCCCGAAGATGCGCATCGGGCTTACATTGCTGCCAAGCGTTCAATGCATGAAACGTGCACAATTTAAGGAACAATGCCATGTTTGAAGAATCAAATTTCTGGGGCGACGAGGCGCTGGACGACCTTCAAGGTCCTGAGCGGCGCAGCAAGGGCTTCCGCAAACAGCGTATCAATCTTCGACTGACCGAGGTTGGCCGCAATCTTTGCTTTG